AGGAACAATCACAGCTAATATTACTGGTAACGTAACTGGTACAGTATCATCACTTTCAAACCATGACACTGCAGACCTTGCAGAAAATGCAACAAACAAGTATTTTACAAACCAGAGAGCAATTGATGCTAACACTGGCCTTTGGGATACAATTGGTGCAGCAGCAGCAGCACAGACAGCAGCTGAAGGATTTGCTACAAATGCAATCAATGCACTTGACACAGATGACATTGAAGAGGGTGCAACAAACCTTTACTTCACAAACCAGAGAGCAATTGACGCTGTAGGTGGAACAATTGAAGGTGCTATTGATCTTCTTGACACAGACGATATTGAAGAGGGTACAACTAATCTGTACTACACAGATACCCGTGCTCGTAACGCAGTAGACAGTGGAGATGGATTAAACTACAACCCTACAACTGGTGTATTCTCAGCACACCTTGGCAACGGTCTTGAAATTTCTGGTGGAGCAATCCGAATTGATGATTCAATCGTTGCAACAGAGACAGATCTTACAAACGCTATTAATGCTCACGATGTTGCTTCTGGAGTTCACGGAGTTACAGGTAACGTTGTAGGTACAACAGATGCACAAACAATTTCTAACAAGACTCTTGGTGGAGATCTTGCTGCAGGTGGATTCCAAATCACAAATCTTGGAACACCAACAAATGGCACAGATGCTGCAACAAAGGCTTATGTTGACGCAGTTTCTGAAGGACTTCATGTTCATCCAGCAGCACGAGCAGCAATTCTTACAAATGTTGCAATTGCTACAGCTCTTGAAAATGGAGATACTGCTGGCGGAGTAACACTGGCAACAGGAGATCGCATTCTTCTTAATGGTCAGACAAATGGTGCAGAAAATGGTATCTACGTAGTTCAGGCTTCAGGTCAAGCACTTCGTGCAACAGACTTTGATACAGCAACAGAAGTAGATAGCGGAGACTTTATCTTCGTAAGTGCTGGTACTTATGCTAATACAGGTTGGGTACAAACACTTAAGCCAGCAACAATTGGAACAGACCCAATATCATTTACACAGTTCTCAGGTGCAGGTACATTTACTGCTGGAAACGGATTAACACTTGATGGTACAGTGTTTGAAATTGATGAAACTATTACAGCAACAGTATCATATGTTGATGGTGAAGTTGATGCTCACACAGGCTTAACATCTGCTCACGGTGTAACTGGAAACGTAGTTGGAACATCTGATTCACAGACTCTTACAAACAAGACACTTGGTTCTGGCACAGTTCTAAGTGCAAACATTGATGCTGCAAACACATACACAATTGCAAATCTTGAGGAGCCAGTAAATAATCAAGATGCAGCAACTAAGTCTTATGTTGATGCAGCAGAAGCAGACGCAGTTTCAGCTGCTAATGCACACACAGATGCTCGTGAAATTGCAATTACAACAGCTTACGAGTCATATGCAGATGATGCAGAAGCAGCAGCGATTGCACATGCAGATGCACTTACAACAGCAGATGTCGCTGAAGTAACAAATCTATACTTCACAAACCAGCGAGCAATTGATGCCGTAGGCGGAACAATCGGAGATGCAATTAATGCACTTGACACAGATGATATTGAAGAGGGCGCAACAAACCTCTACCATACAACATCTCGTGCTAAGTCAGCAGCAGCAGATCTTTTGACTAGTGCTACAAAGACTAATATTACAATCACAGGAACAGGTGCAGGACTTACTATTACCGCAGAAAACGGTGTAGCAGATTCTACAACTACTGATCTTGCAGAAGGTACAAACCTTTACTTTACAAATGCTCGTGCAGTCACTGCTCTTGAAGCAGTTGTTCCAAACTTCACTGAAGTAGATATTAACTCACTTGCAACACAGGTAGCTGCAACAGTATCTGTACCAACAGCAAGCTCTTCAAATGTAGCATATAGCTTTGCTCATGCAGACTATCGCTCAGCAGAGTTTTTGGTTAAGACTGCTTACGGAAACCACACAGAAATATCAAAGGTCCTTTTGACACTTGATACATCTAACAACATTGCAATGACAGAGTACGGAATAGTTGGAACAAATGGTGCATCAATGACTGTATCCGCAGATATTGATGGAACAAATGCAAGACTTCTCGTAACTACTGCTAACAACTCTTCAACAATTACGGTTGTTGGAACACTACTAAAGTAATCTAACAAGGGAGAAGCCAAGTGTCAACGGTTAATAAGGATTTTAAAGTAAAAAACGGGTTAATCGTTGGCCTTGGTGGAACCTTTGGAGGCTCAGTAACTGTTGGAACACCAACACTTACAAACCATGCTGTAACAAAAGAATATGTTGATAACCTAACAGGCTCACCATCCATTCCAGTAACAGATACGCCTCCAGCATCTCCTTCAAATGGAAACTTGTGGTTTGACAGCGTAACTCAAAGAGTTCATGTTTATTATAATGGTGAGTGGTTAGCAATTGCAACACTATCAGATGCAGAAGTTTTGCAGGATCACATACATGATACTGCAATTGACGGTAATGGCTTAATTGTCAGTACCTTCGTCTCTGGCGGATCTTACGATGAAGCAGGTGTTCTAGTAAGTGCTGGAAGTTATAACACAACCTCATGGGAAAACACATGGGATGGCGGAACTGCAATAGATAATTTCAACTAATTATCTGTTATAATACTATTACATACCACCAAGGGAGAGCAATAAATGGCAACAAGAATGCAACAGCGCAAGGGAACCGCTGCACAATGGATTTCTACTAACTCAGGTCAAGGACCAGTGCTTAATGCTGGTGAAATTGGCTTTGAAATAGACACCAACAAGTTTAAGATTGGTGATGGAGTTAATCACTGGGTTGACCTAGTATACTTTACTGACTCTGCATCAGCACTTGCAGCAATCAACGCAGTAGTAGATGCTGCCCCTGCTGCGCTAAATACACTTAATGAGCTTGCAGCTGCTATTAATGATGATCCTGCATTCTTTACAACAATGGCTACAAACCTTGCAAACCATGAGGCTGACACAACAAATGTCCACGGTATTGCAGATACAGCACTGCTTGCAACAAAGTCTTATGCAGACAATGCGGTATCAACACATAATTCAGATACAACAAACGTACACGGTATTCTAGACACAGCAGATCTTGCTACACAAGACTATGTTCTTGATCAGATTGCAAACTCAACAGATGCTTACCCAGATCTTGCAGGCGATGGAATTGCCTGGGATGCAGTTAATGAGGCATTTGATGCTGACAATACAATTGCAAGAGTATCTTATGTACAAGAAGGCCTAGATCTAAAAGCAAACATTGATTCACCTACCTTTACAGGTACAGTAGCAGGTGTAACAAAGGCACATGTAGGACTTGGCAACGTAGACAATACTTCAGATGAAAATAAGCCATTATCAACAGCTGCAACAACAGCTCTTAATCTAAAGGCACCACTTGCAGGTCCAGTATTTACAGGAACTACTAGAACAGATGATCTTATTGTAGATGGCGACTTTACTGTAAACGGAACAAACTTTGCAGCTTCTGCAACATCTATTACAATTGAAGACAACATTCTTCAACTTGCACATCAAAACCCAGCAAATACAGTAGACCTAGGAATTGTTGTTTCATATAATTACAATGAAGCAGAAGGTGGAATGCACGCTGGTCTTGTAAGAGATGCATCAGAAAGTTTGTGGAAGCTTTTTAAGAATGTAGAAGCAGAACCATCAACTACAGTTGATTTTGCAAATGGTGAGCTAGATGCCCTGCAAGTTGGAGGATTATATGCATCATCTGCAGTTATAGGTGGAGTTAACGATACAGAGATTCAGTATCTAAATGGAGTTACATCTGCTATCCAAGATCAGCTAGATGATAAGCTAGAGTCAGCAACAGCTGCATCAACATATGCACCAATTGCGTCTCCAACATTTACTGGAACAGTTTCTGGTGTTACAAAAGCACATGTTGGTCTTGGAAATGTTGATAATACAGCAGATGCTGATAAGGATATTTCAGACCTTACACAGGCAGCACTTGATCTAAAGGCTCCTTTATCAAGCCCAACCTTTACAGGTACTGTTGCTGGAATTGATAAGTCAATGGTTGGCCTTGGAAACGTAGATAACACAGCAGACTTATCAAAGCCAATCTCAAGTGCTACACAAACAGAACTTGATCTAAAGGCAAACATTAATGGACCAACACTAACTGGCACAGTAACTCTTCCTTCATCAACATCTATTGGAGACGTGACTTCAACTGAAATTGGATACCTAGAGGGTGTTACATCTGCAATTCAGGATCAGATTAATGCTAAGCTATCAACCATTACAGCATCAACTTCATATGCCCCACTTGCTTCACCAACATTCACAGGAACAGTTTCTGGAATTAATAAGTCAATGGTTGGATTAGAAAATGTTGACAATACATCTGACGCAGATAAGCCAATCTCAACTGCTACTCAGACAGCACTTGATGCAAAAGCCCCACTTGCTTCACCAACATTCACTGGCACTGTTGCTGGTATCACAAAGACGATGGTTGGATTAGCAAATGTTGATAACACAGCAGATACAGATAAGCCAATCTCAACTGATACACAAGCAGCTCTTGACCTTAAGGCTCCTCTAGCAAACCCAACCTTCACAGGTACTGTTGCTGGTATAACAAAGTCAATGGTAGGTCTTGGAAGCGTAGACAATACATCAGATGCTAGCAAGCCAATTTCTTCAGCAACACAGACAGCTTTGGATGCAAAGCTTGCTTCATCAACTGCAGCTTCAACATATGCACCAATAGCAAATCCAACTTTCACTGGAACAGTAGCTGGTGTAACCAAGGCTATGGTTGGTCTTGGAAATGTTGATAACACTTCAGATGCTAGCAAGCCAATTTCAACTGCTACACAAACAGCACTTGATCTTAAGGCTCCAAAGTCTACACCAACATTTACTGGAACAGTTACAGCATCAAACGACCTTGTTGTTGATGGAAACCTAACTGTAAATGGTACAACATTTAACGCATCATCAACATCTATAACAATTGAAGACAACATGGTTCAGCTTGCTCACCAAAATGCAGCAAACACAGTTGACCTTGGTTTGGTAGTTGGTTACAACGACGGTGCTTCAAAGCATGCAGGTCTTGTAAGAGACGTATCAGATGCTAAGTGGAAGCTATTTAAGGGTGTAACAACAGAGCCTACAACAACAGTTGACTTCACACAAGGATCATTGGACGATCTTGAAGTTGCAGCACTTACAGCAACTACAGTAACTCCTTCATCTGGTGTAGTTTTCTCAGACGGTACTCAAACAAAGGCAGCAGCACCTTCACTAGTTACTATAACTTCAAAGACAGCCGACTACACATTGTCAGCACTTACTGAGCGTGACTCAATGATTGAAATGAATTCAGGATCAGCAACTACACTAACTGTTCCACCTAACTCATCAGTTGCTTACCCAGTTGGTACATCAATTGATGTTCTAAGAGTTGGAGCAGGAGCTGTAACAGTTGCAGCAGGAGCTGGTGTAACATTAAACTATACACCAGGAAACAAGCTTCGTGCACAATGGTCATCAGCTACTTTGGTAAAGCGTGCAACTGACACTTGGGTGCTGCTTGGAGATCTTTCAGCATAGTACTTATTAAAAAATAGAGTACTAACTCTATACTATAGATTAACACGCTCTTCGTGAGCGTGTTTTTCTTTTTAAAGTATGTTATACTTAGGTACTACTTCAGAAAACATGAAGTACTCATCTAATTTTACTTTGAAAGGTATATAAAATGTCAGAAAGCGTATTCTCATTTCGTTTGTCAGAGGAATTTGTAAATAAATATCAGTTAATTCCAGCTCCATTTGGATTCTCAGATGCAGGGTCTAACTCGTTGGGAGAGATAACATTTATTCGTACATATTCTCGTGTCAAAGAAGATGGAACCAAAGAACGCTGGCATGAGGTTTGTCGCCGTGTAATTGAGGGTATGTATTCAGTTCAAAAGAATCATGCTAAAGATAATCGTCTACCATGGAATGACAATAAAGCACAGAAGTCTGCACAAGAAGCCTTTCAAAGAATGTTTGAATTAAAGTGGACTCCACCAGGTCGTGGTCTATGGGCGTTTGGTACACCTATGACTATGGAGAAGCGTAACTCTGCTTCACTTCAAAATTGTGCAATGGTTTCAACAAGAGATCTTGATCGTAACGATCCTGGTGCATTATTTGCTTGGGTAATGGATGCATTGATGCTTGGCATTGGAGTAGGATTTGATACTCTTGGACAAGATAAGAAGATGCCGATTTATGCTCCAACTGAACCAGCATCTATTTATGATATTCCTGACACTCGTGAGGGTTGGGTAGAGTCAGTTCGTCTTTTAGTTAATTCATTCTTACGTCAGAACCAGCCAGTTCAAGAGTTTAACTATGACCTTATCCGTCCTCTAGGTGCCCCTATTAAGGGCTTTGGAGGCGTTGCAAGCGGTCCAGCACCACTTATTGATCTCCATACACGTATTCGTAATGTAATCGGTTCCAGAGCTGGAGAATTTTTAGATAGTCGTGCAATTGTAGATATTGTAAATCTAATTGGAACATGTGTTGTTTCTGGAAATGTTCGTCGTTCTGCAACGCTTGCACTTGGAACACCAGCAGATGATGGTTTTATTAATCTTAAGAATCCAGAAGTATTTCCAGAGCGCAACTCTTATGATCCAGAAAAGCCAGGTTGGGCATGGATGTCTAATAATTCAATTGCTGCTGAAGTTGGAACAAAATATGAAGACTATGTTGATTTGATTGCAGATAATGGAGAGCCAGGTTTTATTTGGCTTGGAGTTGCAAGAGATTATGGTCGTCTTGCAGATGCACCAGACTATAAGGATTCCCGTATTATGGGATTCAATCCTTGTGCGGAGCAGCCATTGGAATCATACGAACTTTGTACGCTTGTAGAAGTGCACTTAAACCGTCATGAATCCAAGGAGGACTTCCTCAAGACATTGAAGTTTGCATATCTTTATGGAAAGACTGTAACTCTTATGCCAACTCATTGGCCAATAACAAACGGTATTATGCAAAGAAATCGTCGTATTGGTACATCATTGACTGGCATTGCTGCATTTGCTGATCAATATGGTTTACCAACAACTCGTGAGTGGATGGATGAAGGATACACTACAATCCGTAAGTATGACCACCAGTATTCAGAGTGGCTATGTGTTCGTGAATCAGTTCGTGTAACTACAGTTAAGCCATCAGGATCAGTATCACTACTTTCTGGTGCAACTCCTGGAGTTCACTGGGGACCTGGAGGTGAGTTCTATCTTCGTGCTATTCGCTTTGGTAATCAAGATCCAATGCTTCATCTTTTCAAAGCTGCAGGGTACAAGATTGAAGCAGATTTAGTATCAGCAAATACTTCAGTAGTATACTTCCCAGTTGCATCAGGACACAGACGTGCTGAGAAGCAGGTTAGCCTATTTGAGAAGATTGGTTTAGCAGCTACTGCTCAAAAGTACTGGTCAGACAATGGTGTTTCTGTAACACTTTCATTTGATAAAGAAACAGAAAAGCAGTTTGTGGCTCCAGCACTTAATATGTATGAGGGTCAGCTAAAGGCAGTTTCATTCCTTCCAATGGGAAATAAGACATACCCTCAGCAACCATACACAGAAATCTCAAGAGAAGAATATAACTCATACGTAGGAACAATTGGTAAGATTGATTGGTCTGCTATTTATGATGGTGTAGAAAATCTTGAGGCTGAAGGAGAGCAATACTGCTCAACAGATGCTTGTGAGATTAAACTGTATTAATGGTAACTAGTGGTACACATTAGCATCATTATGGTATACTTGTGGTTATGAGTAAAACAAATAATCCATTAATCAATCCAAACACTGGTTTGCCAATTGTTGGAAACGTACGTAAAAAGGTAATTGAGAAGAACTACGACTGGGGTCTTTATGTGTACAAAAAGGCTAATGGACGATGGTTTACTGACGGTAACGGAAACGTTTTAAATATTGAATCTATGCGTAATGACATATCTAAGATGACTGAGCTAAAAAATGCAGCAAAGTACTACGGAGATGCTGGAGACGGAGAAGCAATCTTTGTTCCTGGACTAACACGTATTTCAGAAGAGCAGCACTCAGAGCAACTTGATCGTATGGTAAATGGTTTAATTCCTTCAATGAATGACCTTGGTGCTTGGAAAGCTGCCAAGGATACTCTTGAAACACACGGACGGGAAGCTTACGAAAATGGCTAATGAAGAATATCAGTACATCTCTGCAAGTTTAAATACACAAGAGGAAACAGTTAACTCTTTCAAAGAGCAAGACCCATTCAACAAGTCGTGGGAGAATCTCAAAGATTACTCTGGTCTAGATCAAAACTTTCGTCGTAGAACTGCTAGAAATATTGGAAAGTCTTTAGATGTAAATAGTCCAGCCTATATGGATTCTGCTAACACAGTTCCAACAGGTGTAGATGCAGGATCCAAAGCAATCAATCCTGGAACCGTGTACAGAAATGGATATGGACTATTTGATGTAATTACTCCTCCATATAATCTGTACGAACTTGCAAATTTTTATGATACATCTTTTGCTAACCATGCAGCTATTGACGCAAAGGTTGCAAACATTGTTGGTCTTGGATATTCATTTGAAGTAACAGACCGTACCATGCTTTCGTTTGAGGGTAAAGAGCAAAGTGCTACAGATAAAGCACGAAAGCGCATTGAAAGAATGAAGCTTGAAATGCGTGACTGGTTAGAAAACCTTAATGATGATGATTCATTCACAAAGACCATGGAAAAGGTTTACACGGATGTTGAGTCAACTGGAAACGGGTATCTAGAAATAGGTCGCACAGTCAATGGTGAAATTGGATACATTGGTCACATACCTTCAACAACACTTCGTATTCGTCGCTTACGTGATGGCTATATGCAGATCATTGGACAAAAGGTAGTTTACTTTAGAAACTTTGGTGCTAAAAACCCTAATCCAGTAACAGCAGATCCAAGACCAAATGAGATTATTCATATCAAGGAGTACTCTCCTTTAAATACCTATTACGGAATACCTGATATTATTGCAGCACTTCCTTCACTTATTGGTGATCAGCTTGCATCACAATACAACATTGATTACTTTGAGAACAAGGCTGTTCCACGATATGTTGTTACACTTAAGGGTGCTAAGCTTTCTGGAGAAGCAGAAGATAAGATGTTCCGTTTCTTGCAGACAGGTCTAAAGGCTCAATCACATAGAACTCTTTATATTCCACTTCCTGGAGATACAGATCAAAACAAGGTTGAGTTTAAGATGGAGCCAATTGAGAATGGTATTCAAGATGGTTCATTCAAGGAGTATCGCAAGCAAAATCGTGATGACATTCTTGTTGCTCATCAGGTTCCAATCTCAAAACTTGGCGGTACAGATTCAGCAGCAATTGCAGCCTCAATCGCACAAGACCGTACCTTTAAGGAACAAGTTTCACGTCCTGCACAAGGTCATCTTAATAAGGTTATTAACAAGATCGTCAAGGAAAAGACAGACATCCTTGAGCTTAAGTTTAATGAACTTACACTGACAGATGAAATTACACAGTCACAAATTCTTGAGCGTTATGTAAAGACTCAGGTCATGATGCCTAATGAGGCTCGTGAAGCAATTGGACTTCCTCAACATCCAGATGGAGATACTCCATTTGAGATGTCTCCAAGACAAGCAACAGATGCTAGAGCAAACGCATCTGGCAATAGAGCAAGAGATACTGAACGAAACAATAGTCAATCTGATGGACCTGCAACCACAACTGGACGCAATCCACAGGGTGAAGGTAGAGCGTCTCAATAGTTGAGAAACACATAAAAAGGTTTGGTATAAT